TATGGAGAAGTAAATTATGATATTGAAAATCCTGGTCAATATATACAAGATACATATCAACGTCGTACAATCACTATAGAAGGCTCTCTTAAAATACAAACAAATGTAGGAATTTTAGCAGATGCTCCGGGTCATGGAAAAACATTAATTGTACTATCACTTATTGCACAAGTACCTACACGTGATATATTAAAAAGAACAGATACAGTGTATTCATATGGCAAACATTATGCACATTTTACAGCACATTGTGATAAACCCGTATTACATACAGATGACAAATATATACATACAACTCTCGTATCAGTTCCACGTGGTCCTGTATATGTACAATGGTTAAATGCAATTCAAGACCAAACATCATTACGTGTTTTTTCAATTGATTCGTTAACAACTATTAAACGGTTTTTACCTCCGAGTAATGCATCATTTCAAGTGATAAAAGAGTTTTTTGAAAGATATGATTTAATTGTTGTTAAAAATACTGCTTTAAAAACACTTTTAGACTATTACACAATGCCTTATAGAGAAAATACAATTTTGGCATTTGATAGAGTAATTTTAGATGAAGCTCATGATATTATTTGCAAAATGCCAATTTTCTCATTTCGATTTTTATGGTTAATTTCAGGAACATATCAAACACTTGCTTCTCGTTGTTATGGCACTCGATATCAAATGTCTTATGCAATTCGTGATATTGGTTGTGAAGAGCGATTTAATTTAATGCTTGTGAAAGGCGAGCGTGATTTTGTATTACAATCCTTTAATATTCCGCCACCAATAGAACATACCTATTTATGTGCTCTTCCACGTTCACTTTCTGCAGTACACTCTTTTTTACACCCGACTGTACAAGAAAGATTAAATGCAAATGATATTACTGGAGCAATTGCCGCAATGGGTGGTAGTGGCGAGACAGAGGGAGAAATAGTAGATATAGTAACGCGCGATTTAGAAAGAGATATTAGAAATAAAGAACACGAAATAGGATATATGGAAAATCTTGAAATACCGGTAGAACAAAAAGCTGCCCGTTTAGTTACTTTACGTGCAGATTTACAAAAATTACAAGATAAGCGTACTAGCTTATTGGAGCGGGTCACTGCACTTGAAGAAAAGACATGTTCAATTTGCTATGATAATTATGTAAATCCTATTTTATTACCTTGTACACACGTTTTCTGTGGAGGATGTCTGATATCTTGGTTACAACGTGGAAACAGTCTTTCATGCCCACAATGTCGTCTTGCTATTCAATCACAACAGCTTATTGCAATTGTAAAAGAAAAACCAGAAAATACACTAGTTCAAAATGTAGCACCAGTTGTTTTAAGTAAAGAGGATACACTTATTCAACTTCTTAATGCAAAACCTGAAGGAAAGTTTTTGATATTTAGTCGTATTGACAGTGGTTTTTGGAAATTAGAACAAAAACTGCGAGATAACAATATTCAATATTCAGAAATGAAAGGACATACATCACATATGATGCGTCTTTTAGATGATTTCCGCGAAGGGCGAACTCGTGTTATATTATTAAATACATATTATGCTGGAAGTGGTATTGATATTAGTTTTGCTACTGATGTAGTTTTATTCCATATGATGGGATTAGATCGAAATCAAGCAATTGGTCGTGCACAACGTCAAGGCCGAACAAGTCAATTACATATTCATACATTATGTTATCCAAATGAAATGCAAATTACGCAAACCGCAGCGGATGTATAAAATGATATATCTAAGAGAATTTACGCAAAACCAAAGTCAGTACTAGTACACGAACGTAAAAGTTCCGCATAAAGTTCTTCACGAGATTGAATACGATTTGGTATTTCTAAATATGGCCAACAAGTATGTGCAGTTATAGTAATGTTTTCAATCCTACGTATTGAACTAGATGACGACATTGTCTTACATAATATTCTTATTTTAAAAATGTTTGAAAAAATAATGGGCGGATCTGACAAGCCGGAATCGAACCAGCGACCTAAGGATAATTATTATTACAACTACAGTCCTTCGCTCTACCAATTGAGCTATTGTCAGTGTGTCCAGTGTAAGGGAAGAATTCCCCAATATATCTGGAGAATTATTTATTGTCATTTTTAACGCATGCGTTTATTTTCAAAAATTAATATCTCACGTATATTTTGAAGAAGTATAATTATTTTTATTTATAATAATGGCATAGTTTCCAGAGTGTTGCTGGAACGACGGTGATCCATCGTGCCATTATTATTAAACACAATTTGTTAAGGTACACGCACCATTACCTAAATAAGTTCCTGAAAAAGTAACTTCATGAATCTTATTTTTACTAAAAGTAATAATTATATCTCCACCCGATAATAATACTTTACATGAATTCCCTGGTGTTGGTGTATATTTTAAAATATCTGATGATTCTGGAAGATTATGTGCATAACTAATATTTCTAAGATACTCAGAAATAGCTGTGTATGATGTTCCTGATTTAAATATTAATATATATATATGATGTTTATATTTTTTAGAAAATCGCTTTTGATTATGTTGATATGGATCTCGTGTTGTTCTTACAATATTCATTTTATAATATCCTTTTTGAATTATTTTTATTCCAACTATTCCTGACCCGTTAGGAACAAAAGAATCATTCGTAATTACACGTACACCATTATGTATTTGTGGAGGAGGCCAAACTGGGGGGAGAGAAAGATTTGGAGGTCTTCCATGAGATTGTAATGGAGTTATAATAGATCCAGAAAAAGGAATAAAACCACTAAATGCTATTTGATATCTTAAATACCCTCTTTGTCTAGATGCTTGTTGTCGGCGATTACCATTTTTATTCGATGCACCAGTATTTATTGTATTTAAAGACCATCCAATAGGTGTTCCTAAATAAATTGATGTTGGTTCTGCATTTGTTTTAACATAAGATAACCAAGAATAATTTGGATAATATGGATTTACTACTGAAATTACATTTTTATGTGTATTAGATACTGTATAAGGTTCCATTATAATTATCAATGGTAAAAAAATAAACAAATTAAACGTATGCGTTTAAAAACTCAAAAATAAAATATATTTTTATTATGAAGATAAATTATTTTTATTCTTTGGAAAGGGACTATGTGTAACTTATAATTGTAATCTGTATAAACGACACCAACTCTGTGCAGTTGTGCAGCCTAGACTTACAAGTTACTTAGCGTATTCCCCTTTCTAAAATTAGGTGTTTAATTGATATGATGCACTTTTTGAAAAAGTACATACAGTTGTTTTGCCTATATATTTGCCTGAAAAAGTGATCTCCCCGATTTTTTTTGTACTATATGCTATAATTATATCACCACTACCTAATAAAACTGTACAACTATTACCTGGCGACGGAGTATATTTAAGTATCTTCTCATTTGATGAGGGAATAAAAAAATCTTTAGATTTTTGTTTAAGTTTTGGTTGTTTTTTACATTGACCTAAATATGCATTAATATCTTTATAAGATGAACCTGATTTAAATATTAATATATATATGTATTTTTTGTAATTATTTGCTCGGTCAGATATAGTTGTATTATCGCTTTTTTGTAATGTTTGATATGGATCTCGTAGTGTTCTTATAATCTGTATATTATAATATCCCGAATTTTCTATTTGTATAGCTTGTATTCCATATTTAGCTATATCTAAATTATTATCTAAATTTTTAGATAAAAGAGTAACTTTTTTATATACTTGTGCTGGTGGCCATGGATTTGGAAGTGATTCATTCGGTGGTCTATAACCTCTCCCAGAATTAATCCCACCTTTACTATCAGTATTTACACCTACATAAGGAATAAATGATGATGACGATGCAGTTCTTTTTCTTCTTTGATTTTTAAAAATTAAAGTATATCGCTGTTTACCCCATTTTTTTCTTCTTAAGTTTTTATCAATATTCAGGTATTTTGTATGCGTTCCACCCTTATTAAAATTATTTAATTCCCATCCTATTGAATTCGGTTGATAAACTGATACAGCTTCCATATTTATACTTATTGTTGGTGAATCACCATTATTATCAATATTATTATCAATATTATTATTAATCGGGGAATATCTTTTTATATTTGGACCATTATATTTATTTAATACATTCATAATATTTGCTACAGTTTTTTTAAAAATAGTAACTAGACTTTCCATATTAAAATTATTCTATATATATATATAGTTTTTATATATAGAATTTAAACGTATTTATATTAAAATCCTTTCTATGAGTAGTAATATATGGTAAAAAATAAACAAAGTGGTGGTGAAACAAGACATTGTACACCTAAATTAAAACAAGAAACGCGTACTTTATTGTGTGATAAAGACAAAAAAGAACTTACATATAGTGATATTAAAAAAGGTCTTGTAAAATATCATCCTGATAAAAATCCAGGTGCAAATAAAGCAGCTATGGAAGAAAACTATAAAATAATAAATAATGCGAAAGATGAATGTTTCGAAGGGAAAAATAATACAAATTATACAATTCCATGTACTGGTCCACGAGCTCCTCCCGCCGCTGCACCACGTCGTGCCCCACCTACTGGTCCTCGTCCAACTCCTACACGCGGTTCACCACCTCCACAAGCACAACCCACCTCTAAACCAAAAGCTCCACCAAAACCCAAACCTCCGCCAACAATTAATAAGAATGCCGAATGTGTTCGTCAAGTTGGTATGATTTCACATGTTGCACCCGAATTTAAAATGGATAAAAATACATTTAAACCAAAAACAATGAAAGAAGAATTACCTGTTGTTTCTCCAAAACTTGTTGCTCTTATTGAAAAAATTAAAGAACTTGATAAAGCTGATTTAGAAAAAGACAAACAAACTTATAAACACTGTATTTATGTTGATTTTAAAGGAACATATGCAAAAGTAACTGCTGCAGCTATGATTGCTCACGGATTTCATATGGCATTTAACAAAGATATGAAACTTGATGAAGATGATTTATTGAAAACAAAATGCAAGAATTTTGCTTATTTATCAAGTAGTACAATTTATGGAAAAACGATGAAAGTTCCTTTTCGTAAACAAATTGTTGAACTATTTAATAAACGTCCTGAAAATGTTCACGGAGAATATATTAAATATATTATAATTGATTCTGGTTTCCGCGAAGGATTAGATTTATTTGATACAAAATATTGTCATATTATTCAAGATACTCCTTCACCTGCAGATGAACGCCAAGCGATTGGGCGTAATACACGCTTATGTGGACAAGCTGGATTAAAATTTCATCCAACACGAGGATGGCCTTTACAAGTCTATAAATATGATATTGAATTGACCGATAATCTGAAACAACGTTATGATGCTGAGCGTATGTATGAATTATTCTTACGATTCAATAATGTTGATATTCGAGAACTTAAATTTGCAGCAGAATTAGATAAAATGATAGTTGACGTTGCAGTTGACTCATACTTAAATGAAAACATTCACTCATTCACGATTAAAAAAGAAAAAGATTCTGGCCCATTATTATTAAAGAATGTTCCAGCAAATAGCAATGATAACTACAATGGGGTTTCTAACAGTTCAACAATGGGACTTGCGAGATTATTTGGTGTTAAAGGTGGTGCAAAACGCAAAAAAACTGCCGATAAAGCAAACCCCAATTTGCGACCAAAACCACCTCTAACGAAAAAAGATTACCCTGGTATGTATAAATATGTGAAAGAACGCTTTTCTGCTTATAAATGGCCAAAAGCTAAAATGGAAAACCAATGTAAAATGGAAGGTGGTAAACCACAAATTATTAAATTGAATGAAACTCAAAATTTCTTGAGACAATTTTTTCAACCACCATCTGCGTATAAAGGTATTTTATTAGACCATTCTGTGGGTAGCGGCAAATGTCATGCAAAAGATACACCAATTATCATGTATGATGGTACAATTAAAATGGTTCAAGATATTCAAGTTGGTGATAAATTAATGGGAGATGATTCTACACCACGGGCTGTTTTATCACTTGCACAAGGGAAAGATGACTTATATGATATTATTCCAGTAAAAGGTGATAAATATACCGTTAACTCAGAACATATTTTATGTTTAAAACCAACCCGTCTTGGTGTTAAAACTGTAAAATCACAAAAATTACAATATACTGCAGCTTATATTAATATAAAAACAGGCACAGTAAACGGTAAATCATTTAAAACAAAAGAAGAAGGCAATGAATTTTTAAATAAAATACACGCATCAGATTTTATATATGAATGTCCTGTAAAAGATTATTTAAATTTATCTAAAAGTGTTAAAAGAAATTTAAAAGGTTATCGTGTTAGTGTTAATTTTCCTGAAAAAACAGTTTCATTTGATCCATATATAATTGGATTATGGTTAGGCGATGGATCTAAAAGAGGCCCAGTTATAACATCACAAGATGCAACAATATTACATTATTTACGAGATACATTATCAAAATATAATTTATCATTAAATTATCAAAGTCAATATGATTATAGAATATCATCATTTACTGGAAAAGAAGGAGATAATGCATTAATTGAAGCATTAAAGAAATATAAATTAATTAATAATAAACATATTCCACATGATTATAAAACAAATTCTCGTGAAGTACGTTTACAATTATTAGCAGGTTTAATTGATTCGGATGGGTATGCAGACAATAAAGGATATGATATTACACAAAAAAATAAAATACTTGCTGAAGATATACTCTTTTTAGCACGTTCACTTGGATATGCTGCATATATGAAAGAATGTGAAAAATCTTGTATGTACAAAGGTGAAAAGAAAACTGGAACATATTACCGTACTATAATATCTGGTAATACATTACACGAAGTTCCAGTAAAAGTATCACGTAAAAAACTTGAACCACGAACACAAATAAAAGATACAGCAGTTACTGGTATTACAATAAATCATATTGGTATTGGGGATTATTATGGGTTTACATTAGATGGTAATAATAGATACTTATTAGGTGATTTTACTGTGACACACAATACTTGCTCATCTATCGCAATTGCTTCTACAAGCTGGGAAACCGCCGGATATACTATTTTATATATTACTCGTCATACATTGAAAAATGATGTATATAAAAATATGTTCCGTCAAGTATGCTCTCAAACTATTAAACGTGAAATACAAAAAGACGAAATTAATATTTCTGATGGTAAGATTAAATCGCC